ACCAAACCGTTAACTCTGAACGTACTTCCAAGAAAGCATATACAGTTAAAGTTCGAGCAAACATTGAATCAGATGAAGAGCTTAAGAATATGAGTGCTGATGATTTGAAAGAAAAAGGAATTGTCGGTATAACTTTACTTGAACGATTGCAGTTAGAAATAGATTATTTTAAGGAAACAGGTGAACATTTAGATATTCAAAATATAACCTTATGTTCTGGGTCTCGCTACTCCGATGGCGACGTGCCCGACGTCAGCTGGCACAGCTACGATTCGGCGATGTGCGTCGATTGGTACAATCCCGACCATCGGCATTCGCACCTTCGCTCGCGCGAGATTAAAGATTAGACTGCTCTCGTGATAGTGTGCTATAATGTTGGTATGAAATATATTAAAACTTCTAAAGGACATAGAGTTACTGTAAGTGATATAGACTATGATTATCTGTCATTGGTCAAATGGTATTTTGATGGTCGATATGTGAGGAATAATAAATTAGGTTTGTTGCACAGAGTAGTGTTATCTAGAGCAATTGATAGGAATATCCCCAAAGGATTTGAAACAGACCATATAAATGGTAATCCATCTGATAACCGAAGAGAAAATTTGAGACTTGCTACTATATCTGAAAATCATATGAATTCTGGTAAACGAATTGGTAAATCAGGATTCAAAGGAGTTAGAAAACAAACAGGCAGAAATAGCTGGCAAGCGAATATAACATTTAATCAGAAAAAGATATTTATAGGAACGTTCTCAACTCCCCAAGCAGCTGCATTGGCTTATAATAAAAAGGCTAAGGAATTGTACGGTGAATATGCCTATCTAAATATAGTTTAAATCTTTTCCCTTGTGTCTTGTACCCTTAATAAATTCCTAGTTAGATGAGATACTTTAGGCATTCATGGGAAAGAAATAAAAAATGACAGAACAATCAAGACAACTAGCATTAGCCTATGAAAAAGACTACGAAATAATTGACGATGCGTTATACGAACCATTGGTTATTTTAAAGAACGTAAATGCATACCATGATGGTTGGTGGAACGGGAATTCTGGTAGGAAGAAAGTAGAACAACTGATAAAAGCATTCAAGAATCGTTCAAACATAAAACAAGCGTGTATGTTAGCCAGAATTTCAGTAGCACAGTATAAATACTTCTGTCAGGTTCACACCACATTTCATGCTATAAAGTCAATATTACAAGATGCCCTTACAACCGCAGTAAAACAAGCCTTTACAAGCGACCTACTGAAACCCGAAAATGCGCAAATCCGCGAGAGATATATGCTACGCCAAGAACCAGAAGTCTACGACCCGAAGAGAGGTCAACTGAATGCACCGCAAGGTGCAGCGGCACGAATAACAGCCGAAGCATTCGTAGATGACCAAGGAAATCTGTTAGTATCAAAACAGATGTCTGAATTTTTAGACGAGGACGAAGATGGAAATAGTCAAACTTAAAAAAACTGATGAACGGGTGAATGGAATATACCGCGTCTGCACGAAGTATTTCAAGATGTTCGTGCGCGAGATAATGGGACTAGATAACCAGCCATTCCATGACGAGCTAGATGATGACATAAGCCAGAAGTTTGACGAGAACTCCGCAGGGTTCAAAATGATTAAAAGGTTCTTCGCTGTTTTTACATATCCGCGCGATCACGGGAAAGCGCAAGCATTAACATCAAAGGTACTTACTCCACAAGGATGGACTACTATTGGGCGATTAAAAGTAGGAGATTACGTTATGGGTGGCGATGGAAAACCTACTAGGATTTATCATCTACACCCTATATCTGAAATGTTAATGTTTGAAGTGGAAACATACGATGGCAGAAAAACATTATGTAACCTTGAACACCTATGGGAAGTCATAACACCATCAAACAGAGGCAATAAAAGATACGTCAAAGCATTAGAAGACTTAATAGAAAACTATAAACACGAGCGCATAGACAAAAGGTCGGGTAAATCGTTTACAGAATATAGGCATTACATTCCACCAACTCCAGTTATTGAATGGACTGAAGAACGTTTGATACTCGACCCTTATTTATTAGGAGCATGGTTAGGTGATGGTACATCAGCCAGCGGATCGATAACTTCTGCCGACCCAGAGATACTTTCATACTTCCCTTGTGAAGTGCGAAAGATAAAAGCTGCATATAGATATTCCTTACTTGGTATCAGAAAATACTTAGTTCAGTTAAACATGCTTAAGAATAAGCATATTCCAAATCAATACTTAATAGGTTCAACCGAACAGCGCCTAGAATTGTTGCGTGGTTTAATGGACACAAATGGCAGTTGTCACCAAGACGGACAGATAGCTTATTTTTATAATACAAACAGAAATTTGATTGATGGTGTTATTCACCTTGTACGTTCGCTAGGTGGTAATGCAATGTGCTATCCAAAGCGTACCAAGTGCAATGATAAATGGTTTGATTCATGGGTAGTGTCGGTACGATTACCTTTCAATCCGTTCAAACTTAAGAGGAAAGCAAACAAATGGAAAGGTTGCAGTGGAGATTTTAAGAGCGCAATAATCAGTATAAAGCCTACGGAAAAAGCTCTGGCTAGGTGCATCACAGTAGAAAATCCTGATGGATTATATATTACTGATGATTTTTTAGTAACTCATAACAGTACCCACCTCTCAATTGCATATCCGTTATGGCGCATAGCTCAAGAACATAACCTCCGAATCCTTATAATCTCACGCACCACAGCGGTAGCAGAATCATTCCTATCGGCAATCGTAAGTAACATCGAGAGAAACGAAAAGTATAAAGACTGGGCAAGAAACATAGACCCGATGGGTGAGGGTGTCGTACCACGCCAGAAGATGGCGCGAAAACAGGTAGAGGATTGGTCAGGAAAGCAGATAACTATTGCACGTGAGGACCAGACACTCAAAGACCCTACAATATGCGCAACCGGATTATTCGGACAGATATTATCAAGACGTGCCGATATAGTTATATTTGACGACGTCGTTGACCAACAGAACTCTATGACCGAGTTACAAAGACAGAAAGTCATTGACTGGATAGAAACAACCGTACTGCCTGTACTCGTACCAGGGGGAACAATGCTGTACCTAGGAAATACATGGCACCAAGAGGATGTAGTCTCAAAGTTCCTAAAAGACCCACGCTTCGTAGTTCAAAAGAGATACGGAGCAATCGTGCAGGATGCAACAAACAAAGAGCTATGGGCCAAATGGGGCTCGATAATGTTAAATATCACTACACCACCAAAGGAACGATGGGAACAGGCGGAAGCTTTCTACCAAGCGAACAAGACGGACATGGATGCAGGGACTAAGGTATTGTGGCCAGAGAGGTATCCATATACGCGCCTTTATCTAGAGCGATTACTTAATCCCTACGTCTTTGCCCGTATGTACCAATGTGATCCATCTGATAGACCAGATCAGGTTATTAAGGATGTATGGATAGAAACAGCACTGAAAAAAGGTGCAAAACTAAGGTTCCAGAATATGCCGCATGAAGGAAACTACCTTATGGCGTCTGCCGCAGGAATGGACTTAGCTATCGGGCAGGAAGAGCAACACGATGATACAGCCTTGATTTATATGGACTTAGTCAATCAAGGGTATAACGGAATAGAAGATGGCGATTACATAATCAGACAGATACACCGAGGGCACTTCTCACCGCGCGAACAACGTGAGTACGCTAAAGTTGCATGGAGCAATCACGGCATGGCATCAATACGTGTGGAATCGAACAACTACCAAGCGTCGCTATCCTTTGACCTTCAAGAGGAAGGTGTACCGCTCACAGCCTACTCGACAGGCACGGAAAAATTTGACCCAGAGGTAGGTATAAACTCCTTTGCAGTGGCGATGGAAAACGGCAAGGTCGTAATCCCGTCAGACCAGACGGACCCACGAACTGTAATGCTCGCAAGCAAGCTAGCAAACGAAATGCGTGCGTTCCCAGATGGGCATACAGGCGACTCATTGATGGCGACATGGTTCGCATACTCCGAGATACGAAAGCTATTAGGTAGCAGGGCAATATTTCCGCGCACATCGCTGATGACGATAAAAGACTCACTACCACTTCAAACGCCAGAGCAAAGACAAGTCTACGAAAAAGAGATAGACATGACTATGATACGAGAGCAGGAACATGAGCGCAGTAACTTCGATAGAATGGTTGGAGTGTTCGGAAAAAAATAGAGTTATCCACTTGTTAATTAAGACTAATTAAGTTACCATTTAGATAGTTTCGCGGCATATATTTATTTGTTTGCCGACCAAAGTTCTCACCTCATGAGTTTCGGCATACGATAAAAACTCGCAACACAAATAATTAAATAAACAAAACCATGCGTTTAGGAATTGTGATACCAGTGCTTAATCAATTTGATTTATCAAGGACAGCAATAGACTTCGCAGTTAACTATTTAGATAAGCCAGCAGATGTAATAGTTTTGGATAACGGTTCAGACGAAGCATTTGAATACAAGACAAAAGTAACACCAACTCAAGTAAACGAGGATGGTGTGAATGAGCCAACGGAAGTAAAAGTAATAAGGTTAGAAAAGAACATTGGAGTATATCCTACGTTCTGGGAAGCACTAAAGCATACCGATGCCGATGTGCTTGCTTTTTTTCATAGTGATTTAATACTAGGAGAAAAAGGTTGGGACACAAGGGTTTTAGCAGAGTTCGAAAAGAACCCAAAGTTAGGGTTGATAGGCTTCATAGGTAGTAACGAAATAGACAGTAGTGGTGGCCGTGGTGCAGGAACGACATCAAACTTCCAAGGCAACAAAATGGTAAGACATTTAGAGGACGGAACAACTAAGGAATGGAGTGGTAGTCCAGCCGAAGCACATGGACAACGAAATGCAGGATATACAAATGCCGCAGTAGTTGATGGGTGCGCGATGATATTCAGACGTGAGGTTTTAGAACAGATAGAACAGCGAATGGATTGGCCTGTCCATCACCACTATGATAGGTTGCTGTCGTGCGAGATACAGGAATTAGGCTTCGAAGTAGGAGTATTAGGTATTGGTTGTGACCATATTTCTGGGCAAACTGCCAATCAAGAAGATTCATATTCGAGGATGGCTGAACAATGGGCAAACAATAATTTAGGAGTTACGACATATCAAGACTGGGTAGATAAAAACCTAGATTGGTTCCATAATGTAAGTAATCCAAGTAGAGAAAAGATTCCTCACAATTGGGACTCGGTAATCTACATGGAATCAGAAAAGAGATTTTTAGCAGAGTATCGTGAACAAAAGAAATTCATTCCAATAAAACTATGAAGATAGCAATCGTAGTTCCCGCGCACGTAAAACCAACAGCAGAATGGATAGACGCGCTGGATGAAGAAACAAAACATAAGGCAGACGTAATCATCGTGGATGATAGTGATGGACACTTAGGTAGACTGCCAAAGGCATGGCGAGTATTCGGGTATGAACAGCAGAAGAAATTCCTAGGGCATTTGTATTATGAGTTCGATAGATACTTCCATCACGGCTCGGCATGCAGAGTGTTCGGACACATACTGGCCTATAAAGAAAAGTACGACATCGTCATTGGGTTGGATAGCGACTGCGTGGTACAAAAAGGATTTATCAGCGATCACCTAAGAGGGTTAAATAAGAAAGCAGGCGGATGGCAGAATACGATTGAAAGTACAGGATACTACGCTAGAGGATATCCTTATCACATGCGTAATTGGAAAACAGTAGCCAACATGGGACTATGGGATGAAACGCTAGACTTGAATGGTAAAGATAGGAACGAGCATGAACCAAAGGAAGTGTTAGAAACCGAAGGCACGGCCGTAGCACCTATACCATTCTCAGGAATGAACTTTGCGATAAAGCGCGAAGCAATACCAGCATTCCTGTTTATTCCAAACTTCTGCTTTGATCGTGTGTGGTTCAAAAGGATAGACGACATCTGGGGTGGATACATATTCCAAAAGCTGGCACATCTAAAACACCAAGGGATAAGTTACGGTGGCCCGGTAGTCAGGCATGTGAGCGAAGTGATACCAAAAGAGGATGAGAAAGCCGAGCAAGGGATGTACCACTTCGAAGAGCAGTTCATAAAAGCCATAGACATGATGGCGTTCATGACAAACCTATGGTACGAGGATGAAAAAGACTACGTAGCTTTATACAAACGCCTACTGGAATTCAAGGTTCATTTAATACCAGAGTTTAATAACCTAATCCCTATAATACAATGGTGGATTAAAGTATGGGAGAAATATGAATAGATTCGACATACTGCTAGTCACGTGGAATCGCCTAGACTACCTAAAGCGCACAGTAGCGTCTTTGATTGATTCAGGTGCAATAGGGCATTGCGACAGATTTATAATCGTAGATAATGCATCGACCGAAGATGGTGTCAAATATTTCCTAGACTACCTAAAGAAAAAGTACAGAGCAATAATCGTAAGCCTACCAGAAAATCACGGATGGGGCTCGGCAGTGAATGCAGGGATAGGGATATCAATGGCACCGTATATATTACTGTCGAACAATGATGTAGAATATAAGTACGATTTCCATAGAAACATGCTAAGTATATTTAATAAGGCGTTACTACTTCCACCAAATAGAGAATCAAAAGGAATAGGAATACTCGGAGCGTGGAGACATACAGCACACGGAATAGTGGAAGGTGGAGTATACAACGATGACTTCGTAGAGATGGACAACGTACCAGCGGTAGCGTGGATGTTAAGCAAGGAAGCGATGATAGAGATAGGTATGCTTCCAGAACACGGGCCATGCGATACCAAAGGTGGTAATGGTGAGGATACTGAATACGTAATGCGTATGAAAGATAAAGGGTATTTGGTCGGTGTACCCAAGATAGCATTGAACGAAGAAACATTAGCGCATCACATAGATGGGTATTAATTATGAAGATACTCTGTAGATTTTTAGGGCATAAATGGATGGATATATGTGACTGTGGAATGTTGATTTGTGAATCTAGGGTATGTATAGCCCACAATGATGATAAACACCATTATAATGGTAAGGTAATATGTATACGTTGCTTAACTTATAAGGAATAAAATAAATGCCAACATTACAATACGTTCAACCAACAGACGAACAAAAACAAACGATGCAAACCTTTAGAGATAAGATGGAGATTTTACGTCAAGAGATTTCAGCAATAGTTCCACAGAGCAGAGGGACAGCGTTAGCACTTACAAAGTTAGAAGAAAGTTCGATGTGGTTGAATAAAGCACTAACCAATAACGATTAAGATATATGACACAAGAATTAGCACAACAAATTCATGATGCAGGATTCGTAAAACAGGCTTATGCAATAGGTCAAGAATATTGGGTACAAGAAGCTAAAACAGGTAAATGGTTCTTAGCGTATATCACTCCCGATGATTTCAAGGATTCATATACATTTGGAGATGCAACTATATTTGAACCAACCATAGAAGATTTATTTAATGTATTATCGGATAAATTTTTAAGTCTTGAACAAATAGAATTTAGAAAATGGATTGCTAGAGGAAAAGATATAGATATAGATTTGTCTGCCATTGGAGAATACCCACAAGAAGTATTGGGTAGATTGTTTGTGGAATTAAATAAAGAATAATGAAAATAGAAATTATAGTTCCCGCGATTAACCTCTGGCACAAATATACGAAAGGTGCGCTTGATTCGGTTATGGAAGCTATGGTCAGAGCAAAGGCACACGGTATAGATTGTCACATAATACTGATTGACAATAATTCCACAGACGAAACTCAAGCGGAAGCGTCAAAACTTAATTCAAACCTAGTCTATTACCAAAGAAACGAAGAGCGATGGGGATTCCAGCGATCAGTGAACTTCGGGGTAGCTTATGGAATAGAACACGGTGCAGAGGCATTCCTCGTGTGTAACAACGACATAGTTATCCACCCAGAGGCGATATGGCGACTTGTGGAGCGACTTTCCAAAGGAGATGCAGGAATGGTCACCTGTATGGATATACGCGGAGAGATGCAGCAATTTGGGATAATGCCGAGTACGATAGGAACAGTCTCGGCTAAGGAAAAGGAATCGGTAGACGAAGCGCCAAATCCTAACTTCTCCGCATTTATGATTTCCAAAGACTGCTGGGAAGTTTGTGGGGAAATGGACGAAGGATTCTATCCCGCATATTTTGAGGATACGGACTACCACTACAGAATGAACGTGTTGGAAATTCCTGCCATTACATTCCCACCTGCATTGTTCTATCATTTTGGCAGTAGAACTCAAAATGAGGCACAAGAGAATGGGCAACCCATAGTGCCTGGTGGACTTTTTGAAAATAATAGAGCATATATGATGAAGAAGTGGGGAAGTACAAAAGCAGAAGAAATTGTATATACACATCCTTTTGACGATGAAACAAAATCAATTAGATGGACGAAACAAAACCCTGTATGAACGGACAATTTAAAAAAGGTCAGGTGTCGTGGAATAAATGAATCAAAGGAAAATTCCTATGGTCAGAAGAAAGGAAACTGGCTTTTTCAAAGTATGCCAAAGAGCATAAATTTGGTAGAGCAAAAGGTGTAACTCCTTGGGATAAAGGGATAAAGAGGAGCGACGAAACTATTGCTAAGATATTGAGTGCTAGAAAGAGTACCGGCAGTTTTAAACATCATTATGTATAAAAACATTAAGAGTACAAAACAAAATGAAAGTTCTAATTGACATAGGGGGATATGATACCGAAGAGGTAACGGTTGAATGTATCAACCTTGAGTTTTTAATGCAACACTTCCACGTGGTTGCCTATGGAGATTTTGTAGCTCCGTTCGCACCGATGATAACCATAGGAGAGTTGATGGAAACAATAGAGCCAGATAAAGCAGAATTCATTCCTGATCCTGTGAAAGAAAAAGAATACTTTAATGCCGTACAAGAGTGGAGACAATTATGTAAAGAGATAGGAATAAGAATATGAAAAAAATACTCATAACCGGGGGGTGTGGATTTGTAGGGTCGCACTTAATCGAGGCAATCCTAAAAACAACAGACTGGGAGATAACAACACTAGACCGCTTTGATGCCGCAGGCAATCCAAATCGCCTAGAGGACATGTTAGCCAATACACCTAACATAGACCGCAAGAGAGTAAAGTTCGTGTTCTGGGATTTGAAAGCCGAACTGAATAAAGAAGTAATCAAGCAACTCGATGGTCCATTTGATTACATAGTACACCTTGCCGCAGGCTCGCACGTAGACCGAAGCATAGAATATCCATTGAGCTTCTTCATGGATAACACTATAGGGACAGTGAACCTTTTGAACTACGCAAAAGAGGGTGGGCTAATGTTACATGACGTACACGTAGGTGAAAAAGGTGAAGCACATGTTAGACAAGGTATCCCTAAGTTTTTATACTTTTCAACCGATGAAGTATTCGGACCAGCACCGTTCGATATGGAAGGTGGTTACAAAGAATGGGATAGACTAAATCCAAACAATCCATATGCGGCAGCAAAGGCAGCAGCGGAGATGGCAGTTTTGTCTTATGCTAATACGTACAGAATACCTTGCGTGATAACCAACTGTATGAATATTTTTGGGGAACGCCAAGACCCTGAAAAGTTTATACCAATGGTAATAAGTAAATCTCTAAATGGCGGAAAGATATTAATCCACGCAAACAAAGATAGAACACAGGCAGGAAAACGTCACTACCTGCACGCGAGGAACATAGCCGCAGCAACGATATGGGCATTAGAGAATGGTAATTGCTTAGATGGTTCGGCAACGCAAGGAAGATACAACGTGGTGGGTGATGTAGAAATAGACAACTTAGAACTAGCTAGAATGATTGAGGGTATAGTTCACGAATGGCAGAGTAAGCATGGTGAAATTTCTAAGATTTTAGAATGCGAGCTAGTAGACTTTCACTCAAGCAGGCCAGGTCATGATTTAAGATATGCCCTTGATGGTACACACTTAAGAGAAGAAGGATTTAGTTATCCAGCCGACTTCGAAACATCTCTAAAGAAAATGGTTTACTGGACTCTTGACCATAAAGATAAATGGCTATAATTAACAAAACATATGGAAACTAAAATAGATAAAACCCTGAAAGAGTTCATGAACGTAACGGCAAAGACAACTGTAGCCGTAATCGTTCCGCTCTATGGGTTCTGGGGAGATATCCCTAACAACCCGGTTAATGGTGAGGTATTGAAACTTGCGCTAAGTAGGCTCTATTCAAACATACACCAACTGTACCTGATATTCGTAGCACATCCAGATTCCCTACCACACGAACTGAATAACTCATCGTCGGTTACGAATGTGCTTCTAAAATGGAATATGGGTGGGAACGCAAAAAACCTACCAGTAAGTAGAGATGCATCATATCCAGAATACATATCCGAAGGTATGGATTATGCACTGAAGGAAACCACAGCACAGTTCGTAGTAGTCTTTAATCCGTGGGTAATGATACAAGAAGGTGGAATAGACATACTCATAGATAGGTCAAACAGAAATGACGATGCAAAGCTAGTAGCAGGATACGATGTCAGGTCGATCATCGATCCTGAGAGTTTTGACTTGTACAACAACACGATGCCAATTGAGGAATACGATGTCTCCTGTAATTTTATGGTCATGCCAAGATACCTAGCCGAGATGGTAGAGCTAGACCCAAATTATAAGACACACGCATTCATGGAGAGAGATATATGGCAACAAGTAATGATAAAGAACTTCGTGCCAATATCATCGCAGAGAGTACCAATATTCCCATTTGACTTCCCATGGCAAGATTATGAATCAAAAGAAAGGTTCAATTATGACAAAGCGTACTTCGCAAAAAAATGGAGTTTTGACCCAGGCATCCTCTACCAAGACACCAGAGGAATATATCGCAAGGACAAAGCAGGAGCTCGCTAAATACGGTCTTAAGCCCAAAGAGAAAATAACTGTCAAGGACCAATTCACTGGCAGAGAGAAAACGATAACCCTCGATAGAACAGGACATAACGAAAAGAGTTTAATCATCGCTCTCGCAGACCCCGATAAGACACGCGACCAAAAAGACCACGCACTATCGATGTACTTATTCGAACGTGGACATGAGAACCTAAGTATGCTCACAGACCTATATAGGTATAAGGGAGAACATACAAAAGAGAGTAGGGTATTCCAATCACGAATGCGCTATGACTTCGAATCGTTCGTCACTAATTTTGCTATGCACCTTGAGAGCAGTGCGTTCAGGATAGGTAAAATATTCCACGTAGATATATACGGAGAGAAGAAAGCATTTGAGGATTGGTTGAGACTGCCGAATAACAAAGAGCGAGGATATGGTTATAGAGATTTTAGGATGTTCACAAATAACTCATTGGACTCACAGGAAGGTATGGCCCTGATAGAAATGGCTATATACGATATTGACGAAGCGGAAAAGCTTCAGAAGGCTGTTGATAATATTACAAAGGCACGTATGGCACAAAAAGGATATGGAATATATGTCGACAAGAGAGGTCAGCCATACAGCGTAAATGATTTAGATTTAGATGAAATCATTAAGAAAGACCGCGAAATCATTGATGAAGCGGAGAAAGAACAATATGCTGAATAGGGAATCAAGCGATAAGGAAATATTAGACTATCAGTTAGCAGGAACGAGCATACGTGATATAGGCACGATAAGTTTTCTAAGCTGGGTACTAAATAAGATAAATGGAGTTAAGGCATACAGTGCAGCCACACAGGAAATCCTAGGTCTAGCTAAAAACCCACCACTTGGAAATATACTAGAAGGTGAGAAAATTAAAATTGTGCGAAAACTAATTGAGGCTAGAGCAGAAATTTTATGAAGATAATAGAAATAAAAGTTACTCCGTCAGGAAGAGAAGTAGCATATCTTTTTGACGAACGAAATAATAGGGTAATAAAAATGTTAGTAGAGGATTATACTAATAGTATAGATGATCGCACCGAGGGTGGCACGATGGGTAGATACGAAGAAGCGCCAAGACCACGTAAGGTAGAAATGCCTACAAGATATCCACTGACAAACGAAGAGTTTGAAGATAGTGTGCCAGTAGCAAGAACAGACTTGCCACTAAAGACAAAAACTATAATTCCACCAGGAATTATGTCAACGATGATACAGCCAGGGTCACCAGGAGCAGCCGAGGAAAGAAGAACAGCATAAAGAAATAAACATGAAGAAAAAACGTCTGCCAATAACTCAATTGAAAGAAGCAGGTGAGATAGCTAGGAAGATGCTTGTGGAGAGAAAGATTATAGCCGAGGATAGTATTCTCGATAAGCTTAGAAACGATAAGAGCATGCCAGTCCTGCCGGGCATACCAGAGTACCTGCCACACCAATGGACAATAAAAGCATCGCAACAGATGATGTACGATTTATTGTTGATGTGGAAAGATAAATGTAAGAATCCTAAAAAGGTTGAGAATATCACTGAGTTTTTCAAGTTTTTGGTAAACGAAATGCAAGTGCAGATAAAGAAGTTCCAAAAAGAAGAGAAGGCAATGGCCAAGCGAATAAAGAGCATAGATGAAGTTCCTGTACTGAGAGAAATATTCTCACCAATACAAAAAAAGGAAACCGCTAAAGCTATCCAGAGATTCTTCGTGGATAGCTTTGCAGTGGCGGTCATGTTAAAGAATCAAAGTTCAACATCTGAATATGCCGTATGGTTCTTAGAGTGGACTCAGGATATGGATAAATTGTGGAGTAAAAGGGAAAAGGAGAAAACCCATGACGTACATTGATTTTGCATATGTAGATTATCGTGAAATAGAAAATGATAACCATCCAGATATAGTACCTACAACGCACCTGACATACGAGGATGATAGGCAATGGTTAAGATTTATACACTCAATACCTAAAGAGTATCTGCAACATTCCGTGTGCCTGTATTTAGGAATGAAACCCTATGAGATAGTTGAGGCATTGCAATACGCCAACATAACAAAATATTATGCGATGAATCACAAAGTAAAAGATTTTTATAAGCGAGAGAAAATAAAGTTTTTTGATATATAATAAATATATGGAACAACAAAACGAAACCATTGAACAAGTAGAACAGATAGGCGCTTATAAATCAGCCATAGTTCCGGAAGGATGGCCGGAGTCTACATTCATGAGTATGCAAAAATCCCTTAAAGACCCCGATCGTCAGCGCGGTCTTGTCTTTGAGAATGAGAAGCAGAGAAATGCTATGGCTATCCGTAAAGGATTATCAAAGCCAGGGCAGATTGATTATGGGACTTTGCGCAGAATAGCCATGTCTGTATACGTGGCTCGTATTTGTATTAACTCGTTAAAGTCAAAAATAACAAAGACTAAATGGGTAATCCAACCAATCGACCAACTTAAAAGGAAGTCAGCCAAGGATATCGATAAGAGAATAAAAGAGGTCGAGGATTTCTTTAAGCATCCAAACCAGAATGACGAAACATTCAGAACCCTGCTCGATAAAATGGCAGAGGACTTACTTGTACTCGATGCCGTATCATTGGAAAAAACTAGATATCCAGACGGAACACTAGCAGAGCTTCACTTCGTGGACTCCGCAACAATAAGACCTGTATACGATGAGCATGGAAACCAAGACATTGAAGTACCACTAGATACGAAAGGCGATGACAAAACCTTGCCTGTATCATACCTGCAAATTCTGAACAACTCTCAGTATGGTGGACCAGAAAGTGGAGAGATAGCCGCAGCTTGGCCAAAGAAAGACTTCATACACTTCCATATGCATCCGCAAGGGTCAATGGAATCATTTGGTTATGGGCTATCGCCATTAGAGGGAGTCATGTCCGTAGTGTCCAACTTGCTAAACAGCGATAATTTTAATAGCACATACTTCGAAGAAGGAGCATTCCCTCCTGTTATTTTGAACATAGTCGGGCAGATGAATCAACGCGATATGGAATCGTTCAAGGAATACTTCTATCAAGAGCTGTCGGGCAATTTTCATAGACCAGCACTTCTGGCCAGTCAGCAGAAGTCAGAGGTTATAAATCTTAAAGAATTCAATAACCGTGATATGCAGTTCATGGAGTACACGCTATGGCTTGGAAAAATGCTATGTGCAGCGTACGAAATGAGCCCGGATGACATAGGCATAACAGATACTACAGGGTCGAAGAGCGTATCAGAGGTACAGCGTGACCTATCGCAGGCTAAAGGTTATGGCTCGATACTCGACTTATTCAAACAGGTTTTCAATCAGGAGATTATTTGGAAAGACTTCGGGTACGATGATTTAGAGTTTGAATGGGCAGGTACTGATAATATTGACCCAAAAGATTCCGCAGTCATCCAAGATACAGCATTGAAGAATGGTTCAATGACACTAAACGAGGTAAGGCTTAAAAATGGAGATACACCATTCGGTGAATGGGCAGACAAGCCAATGATACTGACAGGCGAGGGATATCAACCAATAATGCAAGGCGAGAGCGAAGTGGCGAACCCCGATGGCGAGGATGGTCTTGAAGCAAGCGAAGAAAGTAAGGATAACGAAGATAGCGAACCAATTAAGGGAGAGTCAAAGGAAGTTGGTGGAGAAAAACCTTATAAGAACCAGGATAAGGATGACGCTCAGAAAATGCAGAAGAGCCAATTTACAAAAGCCGTATTCACACAGAACGGATATAAGGTTTGGGCAGATGATCGAGGTGTAAGCCAACCGTTCATATTCATGGATATAAGGACAGGGCGCGGAACTGTAATAAAGCCACCAGTAGCAGTAAACCTACAATCGCAGGAGTTGGAAGTTAACCTAACTACAGAGTTATCGCAGATGGGATTAAACGTGATGCCAGTACGAAAAATGACGTACATAGAAGTCGTAAACTCCCTAGCCGTAAACCCAGAGGTAGCTATTGAGTTTCAAGAATATTGCTCCCTAGCCGAAGAGTACGATTCAGAGAAATGGAAAGCTAAATTTGGCGGATCGAGAAAGTTCCCATATTACCTAGTCACTGAGTACGTTGATGGTTTCAGTTTAAACAATCAATTACTTCAGGCAGACATGAAGCGTGACCCTGCAAGTTACATGCAGGCAGTAAAAGACTTGGCCGCACTATGGAGAGCGGAAAAGAGTGCGTTACTAGGTGATCGTAGAGCAGACCAATATATAATCGACCATAACAAGAGAGCGTTCGGATTTGATTATCAATTTGCAAATGACAAAGAGAGATGGGATAGAAGCAAGAATGCTATTCAAGAAGTGCTGACAGGTAATGCGTTGCTAATGGATTTGTTCCTTAAGGAAATTAAAAAGGAACCGACAAGCGTAAAGTCTATTGTAAAAAATATGTTGGAAAAAATAAGTGCATAAAGTGTATAATTAGATAAAGATAATAATTTATTAAAAGGAAAAAAAATGAATCCAGAATTAGAAACAGAGTTAACAGCGTTAGCTGAAAAGTATCAAGTAAATCTTTATGGCAGTGTAGTGTCCGTACAAGGACAAACACCTGTAGAGTTTGTATTTGGAGTAGCTGCTGAGCCAGTAGAGCAGACTGTAGAGCAACCAGCCGATGTACAGGTGGAAACACCAGCACCAGATGCTGAAGTAGCGCCAGAAGCCCAGACAGACACGCAGGCAGAGCCTGTAGTCGAGCCAGCAGTCGAACCCGTAGCTGAACCCGTAGCTGAACCCGTAGCTGAACCCGTAGCTGAAACAGTTCAGGAAACAGCATCAGAGCAGACCTCAGAACAAACACCAGACGCGCAGGTATAAATAAAAGTAAAAGATTGGTTAGGTAAATAATATGCTTTTTAATGCTCAGAACTTCGCCAAGGCAACAGTTCTACAAGGTTACCTAGCAGGAGATACGAATATAGCACTCGTTGCAGGTCAAGGAGCCCGCTTCGGTGCGACTCCTTTCAATGCTGTATGGTGGAATTCAACAGACTATCCAGACCCAAGCGACGATCCGCTCGTCGAAATTGTAAGAGTTACCGAGAATCTGTCTGATGATTTTACAATCATACGTGCGCAAGAAGGAACGACCGCAACTAATAAAAATATTGCAGGTAAGGTCTATAAGATAATAGCTGGCCTAACAGCCATACAGTGGAATAAATTTTCAACCTTATTTCAGACTGCTAATACAAATCAGGTTGTCTATGTAAATTCTAGCGGTGACCCAACAGGTGGGAATATGGTTACAGGTGAAACAGTATCAGGGAATGGTACATCATTTACATTAGCTTATACGCCTGTAACTGGTACTTTAGCGATTTATGCAAATGGACAAAGACTAAGCGTAGCTGCTGGGGATTATACAGTTAGTGGTAAAAATATAAACACAGCAAATTCATGGAGTACCGGGAATATTTTAGCTGATTATATTTATTAAGGAGATTTATGAAAAAAATAATTTTATTTATTTTAATAACAATAGGACTAACAATAGGAATATCGGCTAGTGCTTTAACAGTATTTAATGTCCAACAGGGCGGTACTGGTGTAAGTACTATCACTGGCGTAATTAAAGGGAACGGTATAAGCCCTTTTAGTGTAGCTGGATCAGCAGATGTAATTGCATCTCTTGGATATACTCCTTACAATTCAAGCAATCCCAATAATTATATTGCAAGTACTAATTTATCCGCCACAAATCCGATTACTTATAACTCAAGCACCGGTGCAATAGGTTGGACAAATTCGAATAATTATATCTCAAATATTTCTGGTCAAGATTTAAGTACGGCCAGCAACGCAGTTTCGAAATTTATAAGTTTAGGATCTCTAACAGGGGATTCGCCAATTAGCTATAATTCAACAACCGGTCATATTGGCTTTACCAATCCCGGGTACATAACAGGAAACCAAACTATTACTTTGGGTGGTATTTTATCTGGTTCAGGAAGCACATCAATCACTGCTTCTGCAGCTGCTGGTTATTACATGCCGACAACAACGGATCAAACAAATTGGAACGGCAAACAATCAGCTCTTACTTTCTCAACCGGTTTAACCAACTCGAGCGGAACGGTGACGG